TTAGTGTCTGATACAATAGCTTCATTTACGATATCTTCAATAGCATTTGACACCTCATGGTGCAATGACATTTCACGATATCGCCTAATAAGATCAAATTCAGTTCTATAAACACCTTCAATGTCTATGTGAGAACCAAAAAAACCAGAAGTAATATAATGATCAACCCCGTCCTCATTATTAGGAGGAACGGGGGACAATGTAGATGGAGTTAGTTTTTCCTTATCATCAATTGAAAAACCAAATAATTTAGCCATGAAAAATATAGTTCTACATTTTTAGTAGAACTATTTATCTTAGCGGATAACAGTTCCAGTCTGGTCAGGAGTACCTTCGCCAGCAGAATACCACTGAACTTGGAATTCTACAGTAAATTCCTCAATTTGATCAGCAGATTCATAGGAAACGTCAATAGGACCAACATTAGAAGGCCAGATATCATAGAACTTATATGTGCGAAGTGGAGGAATTTGGCCCTCGGGGAAAATCTGAGAGTGATTCTTAGAGAATTTACCCAAGTCTGCACCACGACCGAGTTGATACACGTAGGCATCAACCATATAGGATGCTGGATTAGTAGCACCAGTAGCGTTATCCAACTTGTTAATACCGTTAGCCCATTGCTCAAAAGCAGTACGAAGTCTGAAATCTTCGTCGTTGATGATAGTAACGGTCCATGGATCAATAATACGATCACCAGAAACTTTCAAACTACGACCCCGGAATGGAACCTCAATAGGATTAATCTGAGACTGAGGTAAAGTGGCTGCCTTACAAAGAAACTTGAAAGTTTTGATTGTTTCAGAGTCCCAAGTGATCCCTAAAGAAGCAGGGAAGGCAGGAATATCTACCTCAAAGAGATTATTGCGAGCACCACCACCAGCGAGGCGCTCTTTGAAACCAGTAATAGTGCGTAAAGTTGACATTTAGAATTTCCTCCTTAGTTTATTTAAAATCAAACCCGACCAATAACTTCTTCAAAGCTGACGCCAGTACGGGTAGCAACGAAGGTAAGAGTCACATAGTTAATAGATTTAGTTGGCTTCAGGAAAATGTCAGCACGGAATTCATTGTTATCAATAACGTCAGGGGTGTTATTAGTCTCATCACAAATTACTCTGAAGTCGTAAACACCACGTTTTGCCTGAACATCACGAAGATAAGGCTCCACGCTATTAACGAAGTTTGCCCGAGTAATTTGATCGTTTAGTTCAAACAGTTGAGCAGTGGCTACGTTTTCTAGGGCCTGTTCTACAGTTAAGAACAGTCTACGGACGTTAATGCGGTCAAAGGCAGAAGCATAACCAAGAGCAGTCTTATCACCAAATAGAATAATACCAACGCCAGGCTGATTGATTACGGCATTAATTCTTAGAGGATAAAGCTGATCTCTCTGTGCCTTATTTGGAGAATAGGCAAGTTTGATGGCATTGTTAAGAACACCACGCTGTTGTCCAGCAGGAGAGAACCAAGGATAGGCATTAATACCAGTTCTAACACAAAGTCCAGCAATATCAGCATTAGTTGGGATATAACGGAATTTGTTATTAAAGCGGTCGTAAGTATACTTATAGCCACTATCAAAAATGGCATAGCTACTTGATGCTAGTGGAGAGAAGAATTCAATTACATTATCAGTCTGAACATCAGTATTAGTCAAATCAACCACATCGGCTCTGTGTGGAGAAATTACCGCAATGCAATCTTTACGTTGATTGGCAATGGCAATAAGTTCTTGTGCCTTAGCTTGTGATTCAAACTTGCTGGTTAGACCAGGACCGTTAATTAGATAATCAACAGCAATTTCTTCTTTATTGGTGAATAGGCGATAGCCATTAACCAAATCTCCAAGAGTAGCAGAATGACCACCATTTGCTCCGTAATCCTTACCGCCACTTAGAGTGTAGGTGACATTACCTAGAGCAGAGAAAGTTTTACTTTGGGCAGGAAGATTCCATAGCCCCTGAGCAGTAGTCAACCCAACGTTAGTCTGATAAACTTTCTCATTATTTCCAGCATCAGAAGGGTTGTCGCCAGCATAGATGTAATTGGAGAATTGAGCAAGATAGTTCTTCCAGAAGATTTTCTGAGGGGAATTTACAGCAGAAACTGCATCTGAAGCCTTAGATAGACCGATATGCTTTTCAATCAAATTACCACGAATTCCAGTAATTGCCCCAGTATCATCAAATACAGCAATATTGATACCATCATTCAGGCTATCTCTTTCAAGAGCATACTGAGTGGTAGTTGGCTTGGGCGCAATGGACTTCCAGTAAATAGTGGTATTCGTTAGATTAATAGTTTGCTCATCGTACCAATCCGCGATCTGGCTTACGCTAGCAGTAGTTGAACCAAATCCAACAGTAGTGCTAGTGCGGAAAGATGCAAGCGGATCTCTCTGAGAGTAAACAATAGGAGTTTCAATATTAGTTCCAGACTCTACCTTAGCTACGATTTTTACATCGGCGGTACCAAGAGCAGTATTGATACCAGTAACAACAGCTTTTACATAACCAGTAAAGACTGAGGTAGTACCAACACCAATAGCAACACTAGTTACAGATGAAGTAACGGCAGCACCTACAGTTATCTGATTAGATGAGGTTGTTCCGATGGTGATAATTTGATCGGCCTTATCATCAATAAATGCAACCTTAAGATCATTAGCCCAGCTACCTGGAGTTTTAGCTGCAAAAACATAATTTACAGAATCATCATCTGCAATCTCAGCTTCATATTGATCATAGTTTTTGATCTTTAGTGAAACATCGCCTACAGTAGAAACACCAGAGATGTTGCGGGCAGCATTAGCATTGACTAAATTGGCACCATCGGCTCTGACTACCTTAAGAACACCACCATAAGAAAGGAATGAGCTTGCACTCATCCAATACTCATATTGGGCATCTGTACTAAGTGGCTTACCAAATACATTGATAAGATCTTGTTCTGAGGGAATATCTACAGGCTCAGAAACAGGACCAATAGAGAAAGGGCCTACAATGGCTCCGATATTATCATTAATGTTAGCCGGGCGACCAACAGTTAAATCAACTTCCCTTATTAGTACTCCTGGTGATAATTGTGGCGTTGCCATCTTTTCTCCCAATAAATCGTTTATCTAAAGATTATTTAGATTTTTTGGGGTTTTTGATTATATATTTAATAGAAATAATTCCACAAATTGGCTAGATCTTCTATTTCTTTCTCTGGATTTGCTGCCATCCATATAGTACCATCATCGCTCTGTTCAACTGCATTATCAAGACCCAAGTTAACAAAACCAAATGGCAATACACTATCATCTTCTTGTGCCATTTTCTCTTCATATAATTTTTTTCTTAGATCTTGGTCCTGAAGATCTTTAAAGTATTGATTAGTACATAGCCAGGCAAAAATAACCAAAGTGAGTACTAAATCATCGTTTTTTCCATCATCAGCTTCCCATGATCCATTTTTAGCAATGAAAGTAGATAACTCATTAATGGTATCAAGATCATTAATGAGTAATTTATCCTCTTCAATAAGAGCCTTTAGATTTAAACAACCAATGCGTTTTACATTCTTTTGCATCTTTACTCCCCAGGCAGCTTTTTCTGAGAAGTTTTGTCCGACAATCTGACCCTTTCTGCTACTAACGCTACACATTAACATGTTGTCATACTCAAGTTCATCATGTAATCCAGTGGCAACTTGATCACCAACGTCATTTACTTCACAAAGAATATATGCCTTGTTGTAAGTTTCAGCTACATCTTTTATAACATAAGGAAATAATAATGGCTTTATTTGATTATCTTTAAATTTTGCTACCTGTTTATATGGCATTTCTGTAATGTCAATAACAGAAAATGCAGAATAGTCTTTATTTACGCCGCGAGCAACGTCAACAGTAATGGCATAAACATGGTCCTTTATTGGTTCTTCGTAGATATCTAATTTATTTTTTGATCTCAATGGACTATTAAATTTTAATGCACCTAATTTACTTCCCGAAATCAGTGTATTGGATGATCCTAGGAACGAACAAACAAATTCCTGCTCAAAAGCCAATTCACCAATGTTAGATATTACTGATCTTCTCCATTCTTCATCTCTACCAGGAACATCGTACCAATTAATTTCAATTGGTACATATTCATTACGTTTATTGATCGCATCATCCCACATTTTATAGTACAAATTCATACCGTTAGGGGTTTGATGGCCCAAGAAATTATTATAAAGAACAGAATGACACCACTTATCACCCTCAATATCTGGAAGCGATACGTCAAAAACCTCGTTTTCCGACTTATCTATT